TTTCTTAGGTCCGATACCCGGTATACCCGGAATGTTATCAACAGAATCACCCATCAATAATTGTTTCCAGTAAAAGTAATCAGCCCACTCTTGGTCTATTTGATAAATAACTTTAGTACGTGGGTTATAATGAGTACCCGGTATACAGTCTAAGTCTTTATCGATTGTTACTACACAATGTTGTAAACCAGCTTTAGCGGCTTCCACCGCCCATACACGGACCATATCATCAGCTTCACAATTGTCTGTAATAATACAGCCATCATAAGCTTCAGCAGTCCAAGACTTCAAATCATCAAACCAATCAGGTTTAGTTGATTTCGACTTTACACGACTAGCAGAACGTTTATATTCCGAATATAGGTCGATGCGATAGTTGTCAGGGCCGCCCATGGCCATAACGTAGTCATTGGTAAATAAGCTGTTAGTAATATCTTTAAATGTAGTATCAAATTTAGTCTTTCCTTCTTCTAAGGTATCTGAACCCCATATACTCATATACAGGAGAACATCACCATCAATAATAGCTAATGTCATTTAATTATTCCTTTAATAAACCCCCGGAGGGGCGACCTTTGGTCATAAGGGGACCCTATTTTTGCCCCTTGTTTTTATAGATAAAATTACCTTGGCCCTTGAGTATAGAACCCATGAGCATCGTAAGAACGAACAGTTAGTTTGTCTACGACATCTTGCATAATGTCGCCCAGAGAGTATCCCCTAGACTGTGCTATAGTAGCGACATACCAAAGTACATCACCTAGCTCGTCCGCTATCTCAGCGGTACACTCTAGCCCCTTACGGGTTTCTTTTACTCTAGACTGCATTACTTCCCCCACCTCGGACGCTAGCCCAAGGAAGAGTGTTTCTTCTGTAGTTCCCTCTTCAAAGAATCGGGATATTTCGTATTGAAATTCTTTTGCATCCATTATTGGTTTTCCTTTCTGACTTTTTCTTTCTTAGCAAAGTTAAGCTCATGTGTCATGTCAGTTGCTTTTTCTACTAAGTAATTAAACTTGTCTTTATCATAGTGGTTGTGTACTTTAACCTTCCTGTCACTTAAAGGAGTATAATTAACAAGGTTATCGTTTAATTTAACATCTACTGAGTAATCAAACGATTTGTGAACATACATAAAGAAAGCCAAAGAATGCTTATGTTTAAAGCTAGTTATCCCGCTAGGTATGTATATATTCTGATGCATAAACGGGCTAGGGGTTATCATAAAGTTTACTTCTTCTTCACATTCTGCAAGGAACGGTGGAACCACCTTAACCACATCAATGTTGTTCTTTTCTGCCCAACCATTAGTTTGCTGTGGCTCATGAAGATGTAAGTTTGTTAATGAATGGTTAGCACTGTTAAAGCTTATTTTGCCCTCTTGTACGCCAAAGTCCCACTCTACCCATGATTTTAGTTGAACACTTCTTTTCTGCATTTCAATAAAACCGGGGCAACCCGAGATGTTTGGCTTACCTGCATTTTTAAGAGTTCTTTTCATAAACTCCTTTTTTGTTTTACCTGCTATGTCTATAAAAGTTAAATCATAAACAGCGGCGTTGTCGGTGTAAACATGCAAGTCTATATAAGGGCTTCTTATAAAATTAGGTAATTTAAGTTTCATTATAATCCTCTTATTGCTGTTCTAATGTCATTTAGTTGTTGATGAGATATTACAAGAACAGAATACTCTTGCCAGTTCTCATCCCATTGTCTTAGATAAACTTGATGCTCATCTAAGATAACTTCAACATCAGCGAATTCGCCTTTGCTGTCGAGAGAAGTGATTACGTTACTTCCGTCTTCTTGGTCTACTGTGAACATTAAACGGTTACCTTTCTTAAGTCATCGACCATTTCTCTGTACTCTGCTATTTCAGTTTTTAAGTCTTCTATTTCTTGAGCACATTCGTCATAGCCTTCGTCATAACCTTCTTCTTTGCCTTTGTCATAGCCTTCTGAGAATCCAGAATCATAACCTTCACCCCAGTGGTATTCTTGGTCAGCTTCGTCCATGTCATACTCAAAAGCAACTACTTTGTCTTCTAGCTCTCTAAGATGGTCTTGCATCTCACCACTAAGTGGCACTAAACCAAACTTAATGTTAGCATAGAATACATCAAACATTTTTGTTATTTCTTCATTCATATTACAGTCTCCTCTACTGCTATTCCGTTAGCTATATACCAGATACATTCCTCTGGTTCAAAGTCTCTCTCGGTTAAGAAATCATAAGCACCTTCGTCTGCATCATAGTATTCGTTTAAGAAGTCTTCGAACTCTCCTGAAGACCAACCGCAAGTCCAAGGCACTAAGTCCTCACCACAGCCGTCCCAACAAGATTCCATTTCAAAGGTATTAAAGCAGTCTGTACAGAACTCTGTGCCTCCGTCAAGCATCTCTTGTAATGATTCTGCTTCTTCTTCACTTTCGATATAAATAGTGAACTCGCCTGTTCTCCAAATAATCTCTGTATTGACACCTCTTAAGCTATTGTTTTTGTGTCGATACATCTCAACTTCAACAACAGACTTTTTATTCATATTAGACACGTTGTATGTCTTTCCTACTTCTATTATCATGTTAAAATCCTTTATAATACTTATTGTAGATTATCTCTAACCCTCTAAGGTTAGGGTGATTGTGTATCCACATGCCTGTGTCTGGGTTAAACTGTTCTCTAAAGAACCTATCCATAACTTCATTTCCTGTTTCTTCTTCAGGGTTTATTTGTTTAGATAGTGCGTCAAACTCAGCATCAGACATAATAGAGTCAGATTGATATTCGTAGGAAAAGGCCGCTACTGACAGCCTAATCCTGTTCTGTATTTCTTTATTAATCATTTAAGCACATAGAATTGGTTAGTACCCATGACAGCTGTAAAGTTCTCATCTTTGTCTCTAAGGATTTCAGATAAGTCTTTAACAATTAATTCACCGGCATACTCATCTTCTTCCCAATCAAAACGAGTTCTGAATGTTGCTTGATAACGAGTAGTATGACGAGGGTTAACAGGATTCATAATCATAACACACTCTTGTCGGTCAACCCAACCTGAGTTGTGCACATGCTCATAAAAGTCATTATAGTCCATCATAAAAGAATATTCTACTTGATTATCCCAAGCGCCAACACATAACTTCGGTGTGTAACGTAAAGGCTCAAGAACATTTTTGGTATCTAAATAACGCATAAACTTAGCGTGAGTATGTAAGTCATGTCCTGTATCTATAGCAAAGATAACGTGGTTGTTAATTAATTTTTCCATAGTATTTCCTTTAGTGTACTGCGTAGAAATTGTCACCAATGATGCAATCGCCACAATCCATTATGTTAACTCCATACTGTTTAGGAGCTTCTCTGAAACATTCCATGATTATCTCACGAGCCTGTTCCGCTTGGTCTTCTCTTACTTCTACTGTGTGTTCGTCATGATAGAACAACAGGTGGGTGTAATCTATCCCCGCCGCTGTTAGCTTCTCATCAATCATAATTACAGTAGCCTTCATAACCACAGCCTCTGCACCTTGAATAAGGTAATTAAGAGCCTTGTGTTTACTGTCTACATAGATAGGTCTGTCATCTAAACCCGGAATAAACCCAGAATGTTCAGAGATGTTCTCTACCTTAGAGATTAGCTTACCCAGTGCAGGGAAAGCCGCTGTGAACTTCTTCTTTAGCTTATTACCTTGAGCATCAGAAACACCTAAGATAGAGCCTAGCTTCTTACCTCCGGCACCGTATAAGTATGCGAAGATAAAAGGTTTAGCATCAGCACGAGAGCTACCAAGAATGTCTGCGTTCTTCTGGTGTATATCCCCTTCAAGAACTTCTTTAGTATAGCTTGGGTCTCCCATGTAGTGAGCAAGAAGTCTTAACTGGCAACCAGCAGAGTCAGCAGATACTAGTGTATAGCCTTCTTTAGCTATAAACAATTCACGTATCTCTTTACCATATGCCGCTTTACCAGAAGGTAAGTTAGCAATAATCTTGTGAGTCTGTCTGAATGTAGGTGTACCAATATTGAATACATCACCATGTAGTCTTGAGTCTTCATCGATGTAATCAAACCAGCCACGCATAATAGACAACCTAGACCTTAAAGTGTAGTACTCCATTAAAGCGTGTCCTACATCACCGAGTCGCTCCAAGGAACTGTCGGAGAGTTTTGCTCCTGTTTTGATGAACTGTCCGTTGATTTTCTTCCAGTTCCACTCGTCTGGTTTCCATCCGAGAGTATAAAGATGGCGTTTAACAGTGTCAGTATTGCCCACATCACCATCAATAAATTCAATCCTAGAGAACTCGCCCCAGATAGGGCAAGCATCAACAGTGCACTCATCGCCAAGCTGAAACCAATTACGCATCCATGCAAGTGGTTTTCCTGCTTTCGTGAAAGCCGGTTTCTTTGTTTTGTCATTTCCATCTGTCCTTTTCAATCGTGGAGGTAACATTGGGTTAATGAAATCTTCTGTGGCTTTCATTTTATCTTCGATGTCACCCATAAGGGAAACAGCTTCTTCTTTGTTAAACTTCCAACCATTACGGCTTTGCTTAACCATTATCTCATCCATTTGCATTTCAGAGCGTAAAGCTTTTAGTATCTGTTTAGAGTTACTAGCTTTAACATAGTTCTTTACTTCTTGCATCAATGCCTTATAAACACGAGTACCAAGACGAACATCTTGTTTCATGTATACAAACATATCTTCATTGAACTCTTCCCAACCACCGTTGTAGTCACCCTTCTGGTCTCCGAAAGCTTGACCCCATTGTTTTAGGGAGTGTCCGAAGCCGAAGCGTCTGTAGTTGAGTAGCTGTGACATTACCTTAGTACATTGTACTGTAGCTTTAGGATACCAGCTAACACCCAAGAGAGTATTAGATAATATGTCCAAAGCGGGAACATCGTAGCCATATGCATTGTGTGCTATGATAGTATCAGCCTTGTCTAGAAGGTCTAAGAAAGACTTAAACTCCTCTGGACGAAACCAGTACTCCTCGCCAGTGTCTACATCTATAGCACCGGCACAGTGAAACTTACTCACTGTAGGTAAGAGACCATTGGCCTCAATATCGAAAACTAATTTCATAAAATCTCCTAGCTTATTAGTTTATGTTTCTACTTATAAATGCCACCCACCGTACTTAGACTCGTAGAAGGCTTCTTGTGCGGCTATCTCACCAGCTTTAGTTACATGGTAAGCTTTCTCAGCAATGAACCTAGATGTTTCTTCATCTTGTTCTGTCCATTCCATATATAGCTTAGTCATGTGTTGTAGTTGTACTTCTTCCATTTGGTCTTGTGTTAATTGTTTAGTCATCAAATACCTCATTAGTTGATAAGTCATACATTACTTCTTCAATTCGCTCAGATATATCATCTAGCTCTTCACTAACCCAATATCTAGTCTTACTTAGTCTTACGTAAGCTTTTCCTATCAGGTTAGCGACTTCTGTTAAGTCTTCTTTAAGAGCAACTTCTGCATCGCTCCTAACCTTAGTTGGTGTATAATTGTGACGTGATAGTATCATTACTTTCCTTTCACTGTTTCTACTAAACGAGTAGCATACCACTGAATCTTAGTGGCATCTTGTTCCATCGCATCTTTCTTACCGACACGAAGGGTGTACTTAAGGATTTGACCTACAAGGTGGCTCTCTACAC